TGTGTTTCATGAGAAAGCCCTTCATTGAATACAAAACCAGTATTTGTTTTAATAGGATATGATTGTGAATCTACAATAAATTCGCCAGGTGAGTCATTAAGATATAATAAGTATGTATTTTGAAAGTTAGATGAACCAACATCAATGTGTGGTGCGGTATCACCTTTAATCCATCTCATAGGTATTTTTGAATTTACAGAAAGATTTAATCCAAATTGTGATTGTAAAGTAGTGCAAATAGAATCAGTTATGGGAACTGAAAAACGAACCATTCCCGATGATTTGGCATCCAAAGAAGCTTTGGCTGAAATAACATTAGGATGATTATTCAAATATTGTAATTCTTCATTAGAAAGTACATTTTGATAAATAAATGACATTATATAATTATATTACATATTTTTTTTAAATAATTAAAAGTTATCTTCATATATTCTAAGCGGTTCTTTATTATAATTAACTGGTTCTTCTGGTTCCCCAATATTATAATTATAGACTTGATAGACTTCTAATTCATATACTACTACTTTACTTGGCTCAGGAATAGAATCAACTTCAATAGAATAGCAATTACCCATTATTATATAAATATTGAAAAAATATAATTTTTTTTAAATAATAATTATATATGATATTAAATTCAAAATTATTTATATTACCGAGTGATGAAATTAAAACAATTGGTCTTTGTAATTTAACGTATGGTTCATTGACTAATAAAGGTATAAAAACAACTGTTAATACCCTTAATAAATATATTGATAATATTTATGGCTTAGACCTTGGTTGTGGAGACGGTGAACTAATCTATCATTTTGAAAACTTATTACCAAATTCTAAATGGGAAGGTGTTGAAATCAGTGAACACCGTGTATCTAATCAGAGTAGAGATGTCTGTATTTGGCAAGGTGATATGTTAAATGAAAATTTTAGAATTTATAATGTTCTTCATGCAGATAATTTATGTTTGGATGATAATATTGCTGAAAAATTAGAAGCAAAAATAGTTAACGAGTTTAAAGGTATTTATATTACCTATCGTAAACCAGAATATAATAAATTTCTTAAAAAAGCTATCTTTTTAGATACTGTTTTAACAGAAACTACTTGGACAACACATCCAATACATTATTATTTAATTTAATTTTTTTTATACCGCGTCTTTAGGTTTTCAGACTGCGTTAACGCTTCGCTGCGGTATTTATACCGCGCAGCATGTATAAGTCACCCCAGAACTAGGATTACCAACACACCCTCCATCTTGATATTTGCACACACCATCACTAAAATAATAATTATTAGTACCTAGAGTATTTGCACAGTAAGAACACATCCAAGCACATCCAGTTCCAGGACCTACAGAGAAACTAGTACATTGAGATTTAGGAAAAATAGTATAAGTAGTGTGATTACCATATCTAATGGTAGGAGTATAATAACATTGAGCAGCTACACTTGATAAAAAAAGAGATAACAATACAAACATTAAAATTATATATTATTTTCTCTTTATAATAATAATGGAATATCTAAAATATATAATACTATTTATATTTTCTCTTTTTATATTAATGAGCTTTTATGATAAATATCTAAAATATAAATTAAAGTATACTTCTCTCAAAGGTTCTAGTTCTTTCATAAAAAATTTAGAATGGCGTCGTGCAGAAAAACATTTTGCACCAGGCCCAGTTGATATTGAATCAATTAAATCTGCAATTTTAAATGCACCTAGTTCTTATGGAATTCAACCCTTTCATGTTATAGTAATTACTGATCAAGATACTAAAAAAAGATTAAAAGAAGCCTGTAATAATCAAGCACAAATTGAAGAATCTCATTGTTTATTTATTTTTTGTGCTTTAGATGATATAGAAAAAAGAATAGACCAATATGTAGAACAAACTGGTTTTACAAAGAAGAGAAAATCAATGATTAATTATGTACGTAAATTACCTTGCAAATTACAATGGGCAATGATGCAAGCATATATTGCTTTAGGTTTTGGTATGGCTGCTGCTATGGAATTAAATATTGCAAGTTGTCCGATGGAAGGATTTAAACCTGATGAAATAAGTCAGGTTTTACAACTAGATACAAATCTTAAACCTTGTGTTTTATTAACTGTTGGAAATAAAAGAAATGATTATGAGTTAGAAAAGAGATTTAGATTTAGTAAAGAAGATATGTTTACTATTTTATAAAATGCTATTTTCAGGAGTTTTATTTTTAATTTCGATTTTAACATATGATTCTGGTTTTTCGATTTTAACATATGTTTCCGGTTTTTTATATTTATAAGATATTTCTGGTTTCTTGTATACTCCAATAGCCTTATCTACTCTCAAAAGAATTTCTTCATCTGTTAAATTCAAGAGGTCTTCTAGTTTTATACTTAATCCATATTGTTTAGAACTCATAATTAATTATATATATATGAATAATATTAATATTTCAATTTTTTTATATATAACTATATATATATTATGTTTAAAAAAATTTCTAAACAAAAGCAAAAACCTAAAGCATCAGCTAAATCAGTATCAAACCCACCAACTAAACCAGCATCAAAACCACCAGCTAAACCAACATCAAAACCACAAGCTAAACCACCAGCTAAACCACCAGCTAAACCACCAGCTAAACCACCAGCTAAACCACCAGCTAAACCTCCAGCACCATCTCCTGAACCAACTCCTGAAACAACTCCTGAACCAATACCTGAACTAAAAAATGGATTAACAAAAGTATTATTAATTGGAATAAATTATATAAAAGACCCAAGAAATGCTTTACGTGGTTGTATTAATGATGTTATTAATATGAAAAATCTTATAAATACATATTATCCTAAATGCTCTCAATTTAAAATATTAACTGATGATTCAACTGATTTAACATTAAAACCAACAAGAAAAAATATTATTGAAGCAATTAAATGGTTAGTTACCGATTTACAAAATGGTGACAGTGTTTATTTCCATTACAGTGGTCATGGTGGTTTAGTAAAAGATGTAAATAATGATGAAATATCTGGGAATGATAGTTGCATTTATCCTATATCTGACTCAACTATTGAAATAATAACTGATGATGAATTAAAAGAAATATTAGTAAATAAATTACCAACTGAGACTAAATGTTTTGCTGTTTTAGATGCTTGTCACAGTGGCTCTGGATTTGATTTAAGATATAATATTAATGCTCCCGTAGCAGGACAATTAATAATTACACAAAATGAAAAATATCAAAAAACAAATAATGGGTCAGTTATCTTTTTAAGTGGTTGTGGTGATAATCAAACTTCTGCAGATACTATTAATTCTGCTAAACAACCAAGTGGTGCTTTAACTAATGCTTTATTAGATACTTGGAAAACATATGGAACAGATATTAAATTTAAACATTTATTATGGGATGTTCGTGTATTACTAAAAAAAAGAGGATATTCTCAAATCCCACAATTAAGTAGTAGTAATAGTTTTGATGTTAATAATGTTTTTAAATTATAAAAAAATTATTCTGAACAATTAGTTAAAGAATCTATTGATGCAGTACATTGAGTATTTGTGTCCGTACTTGGTTCTGATACAAGACTTTGATTATACAATATGTTTACTGTATCAACAATTTTATTAAAATCATCAACATCGTAGGCCATATCATTATAACTACAACCTCTGACATTATGAACTCCAAAACTTGCCATATATGATAGAACAATTTCATCACAACTATAATCAGTAATAATCTCGTGAACACTTACTATAGGATAGTCATGAAGCCAATAACCTCCATTACCAAAAAATGAAATTAAATCAGTTATATTATTATTATTCAATATAAAATAGTCAATCATATGTGATTCTCCATCTGGAACTTCACTGATATAGAATTTATTCCCTTGAAGTGCAAGGGCATATATTAGGAATTGATTTAGCATTATTAATAAGAAATAGTTTAAAAATATATTATAATTCAATTTTTTTATATAGTAATGTATATATGAAGCCCATTTTAATGACTTTATACGTAACCCTTTTGTTCTTTATCTTAACACCTGGGGTTTTAGTAGTTCTCCCTCCTGATATGATAGGGCAACCCAATGCCTTATACATTGTTGCTGCTACCCACGCTTTAATTTTTGCTGTAATCTATCAATTAACTAGTTCAATGGTATGGAAAGCTATTTATCCCAAACGCAAGGCCAAGTCTAATAAAAGATCTAGTAAAAAATCTAATAAAAATTCATCCAGTGAAGATCAACCATAAAAAATGAAATAAACAAATATTATTCATATATAAATATATATATGAATAATCTAGAATTTGAATTAATAAGTATTAACAATTTAATTAAAACTCAAGAGAATGAATTAAAATTACTAAATGAAAGGATTGTTGAATTGGAAGCAAAGAGACAAGATTTATTTGTTAGAATGGCTGCTTTATCTAGTGAAGAGCTAACCACTAGTGAAACTATACAATTAGGAAAACTAATGAAACATATTATAACTATCATTAATAGCGATGAAGTAATCGGTTGGCATATTTCTATTTCACATGATACACCTCATATGGAACACGATAGAGGAAAATACTCAATTCAAATCAGTAGTTATACTATAGAAGAATATGGTTACACGGGATTAAGATATTTCTTTGAATTTAAGACAAGACATCCTAAAGTTAAAGAAATTATTTCAAAGGTTATTGATGAACCTGCTCACGGTGATAAATTAAATAAGAGCTGGAGTATGTTTTTATATGGCCCTGATGTAGAGTTATGTAAATGTAGTCGTAAGTTTAATGAGGAATATTTGAAATCATTATTTTAGTTTAAAATTTTTTTTTAATAATTATATTTATATATATGGAAGATAGCACGGTTCACCATATAAGCTGGAATGATTCTTTAGAAACTCTTGTTGCAGAAGAAGCTGAAAAATGTGGCGGTCTCTCTTGGTTGCATGGAGAATGCGAAAAATATTTTTCTCTTAGAACAAACTCTATAGCTCTACCAGTTATTATTTTAAGTACTGTTAATGGCTTTTTATCAGGCAGTTCTCAAAGTATTTTCTCCAATGGTCAAGTAGCCTCTATTGGTTTAGGAGTACTAAGTTTATTTACTGGTGTTCTTTCAACGGTTGGTTCTTATTTTGCTTGGGCTAAAAGAACAGAGGCTCATCGTATATCATCTTTACAATACCAAAAAATAGCTAAATTTTTAACTATCGAATTAAGTTTACCTAAAGATGAAAGAATTGCAGCTAAGGATATCCTTAAAATTACTCGTGAACAAATTGAAAGATTAATGGAAATTTCTCCTGCAGTTCCTGAATATATTATTTATAAATATAAAAATAGATTTAAAAATAACACAGGTGTAGCTCAACCTGAAATAATTGAAGGATTTAAAAAGGTTACTATCAATAAATTTGAGAAAATTAAATTAGAAGAAGTTAAAGTGGTTGAATCAAAATTTAAAATTGATGTGCCTAAGAAGTAAATTTATTTAATAACTATATCAATTCTTTTATATTCTAGCCTACACATAGGGCATTTCTTTGTCGCAAAATACTCGTGCTCTTGATTTAAATAATTTAACTCATCAAAACTCCATTGTATAAAACTTTCATAATCATCCTTTTCCCATTGTTCTAAAATTAAATCATCTTCTTGACTACAAGGTCTGTTCTTACACGATGTATCACAAAGAAAAGATGTATAGTGACTACAAGGTGGGCAACCATATTGCACTGGGCATAAATCAAATTGATCGTCTTGAAAATACAATAAATCTCTACAACATTGAATACAAAATGAATGATTACAATTAGTTGGAAATTTCATTTGAGTACCCTTCTTATAACAAATAGGACAATCTTCATCGGTTTCAATAAATTCTAATTTACCAAAGCCTTCGCCATGAGAATACCAAGTAGAACACATTAAACAGGTATTTTCTTCAATATCGGGATAAGCCATACCGTTACAAAAAATATAATTAATGCATTTATTAGACATAATTATATTGTTTGATATAAAAAAATTAAAGGTTTTGAGTTTCCTTTTTTAGTTGTCGTATTCCTTTAATAGAAGAGACAATAGCAGATACTGGTTTAGGAGTAACTGCACCTTCATAATGAATATACTCTTCTGGGTGACGTCTTACAAACTCTTTTACCGAATCATAAGGCAACTCAATGGTATTTCCTAGATTAGTTTTAACTTTAATAACTTGATTTATTTTAACTTTAGGCATAATATAATTATATTAGGTAAATAAATTAATTATTCAATTTTTTATTTTTTTATTTTTTTAAAGAAAAGTCTCAGTTGAACTGAGAAAGAACCATCAAAGGATTCTCGTCAATCCATTTCGCAAACGAGACAGAGGTATTACTGTTCTTAAACTCTTCTAAAAGCAAAGGAAAATCATCAGGGTTTGTTTTCACTTCCAACAGCATCTTATTAAACCTAGCTCTTTCCTTTTCTTTCTTATCCTTTTTAGCTTTCTGTTCCTTTTCCTCCTTAGCCTTCTTTTCTGCAAGGTCAAGATTAGCAGCTAACTCAGGATTTTGTTTACGCCACATCCAGATTGCAACTATAGAAGAATCTTGGTCAATTTGCTCTCTAAGATATGATTCCTCTGCTTGTAGTAGTTCATTAAACTCCCAATCATCTGGCTCAATGTGTGAGCGGGCATTACAGTACTCTTCACGCCACTCGTTTATATATCTATTAATGTCTCTCTCTGAGACGGTAATATTAGTAATAAAATCATCATAAATGGTAGTAGACATCCAAAAATTTTTTACTGATGTATATACTGTTAAAAATTCAATTTTTTATTAAATAAAAATTAAGCATTCGGTAATTATTATCGACCCTATTTCTCCTTATAGTAAAAATCTTGGTAATCTTCGTAATCTCGTTCATCATCGTAAGATTCGTATCCTTGGTCTTGGTAATCGACAAAGTAGTCACTATAATCTTCATAATCAACAAAACGAATTTTGATAGGATATTCCTCTAAAAACTTTTCAATTGTTGTTTGATTTATTCCATCGCAACCTACAATTTTCAAAGTTTCAAGATCTTTACTTTTGATAAATGTTAAAGCATTGTTGGTAATTTGCCAACAGTACTTAATTTCTAAGCATTTAACTTTTGTAAAATATTGTAAAATAGACTCGTGTATATGTTTACATCTTTCCATTATCAAACATTTAATATCTGTCTGAGTTTTAAGATGTCTATATTTAATAGACTTATTCCCAGAAATATTTAATGAATGAATACCTTTTAGATTATTAAAAGCATTCCTCTTATATTTCGGGAAAATCATATACTCATCATTATAAGAATAACAAGACAAATTAATTTTAACTTTTTGTAGTCCTTTTGGATTATTCTTACACAGCCTTGGTACCATATAATAAAAGTCTTCATTAGTTAATCCCCAAGGTTCGGAAATTCCAATTCCAATTGCATTAACAAAAACCTTTCTGAATTGTTTAACAGAAACACCTCGCGGAATCCGCTCATATGTACTGAAAAAATCAAATTCTGTTTCTGCAATTGCTTCCCTTAAAATTTTGCTGCCAGTTCTGTATAGGCGACAAGCATCCTTCATATTTAAAAACTCGAAAATTACGGTTAGAACATCCTTATTTAAATCAACCAGGTTTAAAGCTGGTTGAGTAGTATTATCATTAAAAGTATTAATATTCATAGTAGACATAGCGGACATCCTGTAAAATATAACATTAGATAAACTGTTAAAATTTCAATTTTTCTATTATTAGAAAAATAACTGACAAAAAATTAATTTTTTGGATGTCAATTTTTATTACTTTATTTATTTATTTACTAAGATGTTTTAAGTATTCCTTCATCTATAGCTTTAAATATCAGTTCCTCCCTACATCCAACCATATGTAATTTCTTAATTCCCTTTAGATTTTTAAATTCTGAACCAGTTATAGATTCTTGTGTACACCAAAACATATATAGCAGTTCAATACCTTTCAAATATGTAAAAGTTAAATCAGTTATTGTATCTTGTTTACAAAAAGATATATCTAGTTCTTTAATTCCTTCAAGATGAGAGAATCCTTCATCAGTTATACCCCTCTGATGACATCCGTGCATCATCAGTGTGTGTATCCCTTTAAGATATGATAATCCTTTATCAGTCACAAGTCTACATTTTTTCATATATAAATATTTTATACCTTCTAAATGTTCAAATGCTGAATCATCAATTTGATTACAATTACTAATATTTAATATTTTAATTCCTTTAAGATGCCTAAAAGCTGAATTAGTAATTTTATGACTAGTATCCGACATATCCAAATTATAAATTCCTTCAAAATTAGGAAAAGCTAAATCACTGATTTGATAACATTCACTAATATCCAATGTATGAATACCTTTTAGAATTTTGAAAGATTCATCAGTAATATTATAACAACCATCCATTCTTAATTTAAACCCTTTGGTTGGATTACCTAATAAATTTTTAGGAAGAATATCTTCAATAAATTCTTCTTCGGTTATTTCAAATAAGTTTGAAATATTTATACCAATGGCAGATTTAAAAATATTTCTGAATTTTTTTAATGTAGTGCTTTCTGGAATTGAATTTTCATTTGAATAAAAATCAAAGTTTGTTTTTTCAATTACTGACATAATTATTTTATTACAAGTAAGGTATACTTTTCCAGCTTCTCTATAATTTAAGAATTTAAAAATCTCTGATAAAACATCATCATTCAAATCGGTTAAAGACATAACAAATTTAATATTTGACTAATAATATATTATTCAATTTTTATTACTTTAGTAATAAAAATTACTGACCTAATAACTTTAGTTTTTTAAGGGATGCCAATTTTTATTACTTTAGTAATAAAAATTGAACATATTATATTATCATTAAGATTTTACTAATTTATGGAAAACATACCAGTGTTTGATAAAATAAAATATCCGATTATTAGATTTAGGATACCCCAAAATAATGTTAAAAACGAGGAAGGGAAATATGTTTTCGTTGGAAAAGTATATGGATTAATGAATATTAATGATGATATTTCAAAAGTTTTAGACTTTTTGGAAAATTTCACAGTATTAAATCAAGAGGAATTATTAACTGCTGATGATGGTATTTATAATTGGATTTTGTATTCTGAAAAAGATTCAAAGGATATAAAATTTGCAGCAATTCAAATTGAGTCTCCATTTGAAATTGGAACAACACATCAATCATTAGCTTATAATAAAAAGGTTAATGCTTCACTAATTTATGGAGCTGGTGAGTTAAAAATAGAAAACAAAAAGGTAACATTTAATGTATTATCAGGGACATATACATATAATATACAATCAATTACTTTTGATTTTGATAGAATTGTAACAAGACAGATTATTGATAAGTTTATAGAATTATTTCCAGAATCTACATATCAAGATTGTAAAGATTCGTATGTTCATTCTATAAAAACTGTATCTAATAAATTATTAGAATTATATAAAAAAAATGGTTTTATTTTTAGACTGTTTGATGAATATAATGATTGGGCTAAATTTAGTAATCAATTTTGGAATATTGACTTTCGACTTGAACATTTTAAAAAGAAAATAGATGACAAAAATGAAAATCAAAATATAATGCAAACTTTATATATGGAATCAATAGAATCGATGATTAATTTATTGGAACCTGAATTATTAAAAAGTTAATAAAAAAAGGGGTGGATTATAAACTCTTTCTGGATAACCTTCCATTTTTTCAATCATAAAATCTGAAAGGTTAATTTTAGCTTTTTCAAATAGTTCTTTAGCTAATTTCTTTTTTTGTAAAATTAAAATTAAAGCATCATCAACTGGAGTGAACTTATCCCAAAGGTCACGAATTTCTTTAACTTCCAATCCTATAATATATTGTCCTTTATCTGTTGAATAAAATTCAAGTTCTGTTTTTTCTTTTACTAATTTTTCAACATCAATACCTTCTTTTGAACTAACATTAAAAAATTTACAAATAGTTTCATAATTAACTGGATAACCTACGACTAACATTATATTTATTGATTATTTAATTATTAATAATTAATCAATTTTTATTATAAAAATATATTATTAATTATATTAATATGAACATATTTATTTTTAATCGTGGTTTGAGGCTAACCGATAATACCACATTAATTCATCAAATAAAGGAGAAGGGTTCGGTGGTTCCTATATTTATTTTTACACCGGAACAGATTGACCCTAAACAGAATGATTATTTTAGTAATAACAGTGTGCAATTTATGATTGAATCGTTACACGAGTTGTCTGATGCGATTAAAAAGAAGGGAGGGCATATGTATTTTTTGAAGGGGGATAATGTGAAGGTGCTGAAGGCGATACATAGGAAGGAGGGGATTGAGTCGATAGGAACCAACTATGATGTCACGCCCTATAGTAGGAAGCGAAGTGATGACATCCAAAAATTTTGTAAAAAAGAAGGAATAGAGTTTTATGAACTCGAAGACCATTCTTTACATAGTATTGTGGAAGGGGAATCAAATAAAAAAGATGGGTCGCCTTATCTGGTTTTTACCCCATTCAAAAATAATTGCCTAAGTAATCTAAAAGTAAGAGAACCCGATGGATTTAAATCTTTTAAATTTGAAAAAATGGAAAATAATAAATATATATTAAATGAAAAAGATATTGATGATTTTTATGAAGATAATCCAGATATTAATGTTCACGGTGGTAGAAAAAATGGGTTGAAGATTCTTAAAAATCTTGGAGATTTTAAAGATTATTCGAAGGAGAGAGATACATTAAGTTATAAAACAACTTTTCTAGGAGCACACAATCATTATTGTACCGTTTCAATTCGCGAGGTTTATTGGGCTATGGAAAAGCACCTTGGGAAACACAGCGGACTTATCTCTGAAATCTATTGGAGGGA